TGCGGTGCTGCAAGGCGACGCCGATGGTGCTGCTGCTGCAGGTATGGGCTTGCTAGATCGCGCTAAATTGTTTGTAAACACGCGCGATAATCAAGGCTTAACGCTTATCGACATGAAGCGTGAAGAGATGCAAGAGGTACACACCAACCTTTCGGGCCTCGACAAGCTGCAAGCGCAATCGCAAGAACACATGGCAGCTCCTTCGCACATGCCACTCGTGAAGTTGACCGGCATCACACCTGCAGGCTTGAACGCTGACAGCGAGGGTGAAATACAAGTTTGGTACGACCACGTGCAAGCACGCAAAACTTCGTTCTACGGCCCTCACATGCCGCGCGTATTGGAAATCCTGCAACTTCATCTGTTCGGCGCTATCGATCCTGCCATCGGTTACGCATGGCCGCCATTAAGCGCACCGACCGTCAAAGAGCTGGCGGAGATTCGCAAGAGCAACGCAGAGACCGACGGCATCTACATCGACAAGGGAGTCATTAGCCCTGATGAGTCGCGCGAACGTGTGGCCGCCGATCCTGACAGCGGTTACAACAACCTATCGGGTGCTGCCCCCGGCCCTCCCGAAGCGGGGTTGATGGAGCAAGAGCATACGCTCGGTCAGCAAAGTGCGGAAGCGGACCACGAGCGCGGAAAGGAGATGGTGACGGTGCAGGCGAAGCTTAAACCGGCAGCCCCTAAGCCCGGTAAAGGTTGACGAGGTCGTCAGGCGTGCGTTAGGGTGCGGCCATGATCATAGATGATGACCCTTTCGGCGCTAACGAACCCGTGCAAGAGGCATGCGCCGTTCACGTGCCTACAGGTTTTAACTACTACAACATCAAACCTCACATCACACGCATGCACGGGATGTGGTATTGCATTTGGCCCCTGTGGTTAAGCGGCACCATTACCGATAAAGAAAAAGAGGCGTACGGCCCGTATATGCGTTGGTTAAACGGTGTTGGTTTGTATGGGCAGCGCATCACCTCTACAGAAGTTCCCGAGCATTTGAGCATTCAATGAAAAAGCTACGCGCCCCCACACGCAAGCCGGTTGTGTGCAATCCAGTGTGGCCTAATGCTGGTGTGCAATCGTGGTACGACGCAAAGCTTGTTGAATTGATCGGCGAGGCTCAGCGCAGCCTGCATAGCGCCCTTGCCTATTTGTGGCGCGACATTCCACCGCTATTCACACATGACGAAGCTTTAAATATTGAAGCCGACGCGGCCGGCGTCATGTTCGTTTGCGGCGATCAAATCTTGTTGCTACATCGCACTGACGGGCAAGGCTGGGCGTTCCCCGGCGGCAGCGTAGAGCCTGACGAGACCGCCGAAGCCGCTGCGCGTCGTGAAGTGTTCGAGGAAACGCTCTACCCTTGCAACGGGCTTTTAGAGTTGATCGACACACAACCCATTCCTGAAAGCTCGGCATTATTCGCTACGTTTGAATGCGAAGTGATAGAGCCGTTTATCCCTACGCTTAACAGCGAGCACGACGGCTTTGTGTGGATGACTGTAGCCGATGCGATAGAGATATTAGACGAGCCCGTCGGCAAGGTTTATAAGCGATTCTTACACCCCGGTGTGCGCCGCACGTTGGAGCATCTTCACGAGCGCCCGGTGAATGACGCCCCCAGCTCTACTAAAGCGTTGCAAGCGTTGCTTGCGAAATGGAGCAAGCAAGCAATCAAACGGTTCGATCTTGCATCGTTCGATCTTGCGAACAGTTTCGCATCTCGCAGCATGATCGCCACACAAACGGCCATGATGACGCAGTTAAAAAACGCGGGTTTTACCGTTGCGTTTAAACCCACACGCGCCAGCATGGAAGCGTACAAGGCTGTTACCGCTGAGAACGTTGGGTTAATCAAATCTATTCCGCGTAAGTGGCACGAACAAATAGAGCAGAAAGTGTGGAATGCTGTGCGCACCGGCTCTGACTTGAGCAAGTTATCGGTGGAATTGCGCAATACTTACGGTTCAACAGTAAAGCGCGCCGCATTGATCGCACGCGACCAAAACGCGAAGGCTAAGGCGGTGATTGAACGAGTCCGACAGCAAGAGCTAGGCATTACGCGCGGTATATGGATGCATTCGCATGCCGGCAAAGAGCCACGGCCCACCCATGTTGCCATGAATGACAAGCCTTACAACTTGAATCAAGGCATGTACGACAGCGACGAAAAAGCCTACGTGCATCCCGGCGAGTTGATCAACTGCCGTTGCACCATGCGCCCGGTGATTGAAGGCGCGGACGATAACGCCGACGATGACGAACAACCGTCTAACATCATGCTTGGCGCTGCCCTGCGCAATGCCGAACGCAACAAGGACAAGCCGCGCTTTGCGGAGATGATCAACGAGCTACGCGAGCTGCGCGCCCAACGCACACGTTGGCGCGGTTCTGACGAGCTGAACTTGCGCGCGGATATTGACAACTTTTTAAACAGTGAGATTTGAACATGCCACGAATGACACCGCAGCAAGCCGCCGAACAACTACTCGGCACGGCTCAATCGTTAGATGAGGTGGTCGGCGAAGGCATCGACACCTTGCCGCGCGCATGGTGCCACGAGCTAGACACGCACGTTATGTGTTGCGAGTGTTGCGGCTGGTGGTTTGAAAGTGATGAAGTAGACGACGACGGCAACTGCGAGGATTGTGTAACATGCGATTAGCGAAAGTTCTATGTATCAGCCCCGGTGGTGGGCAAGTTGAAGTAGCCGCCACGGGCGAGCAAGGGTTGTGGATTGATCGTAACTTTATCGCGGAAAAAGGCGTTATCGATATCCGCGATTTTGATTTGCCCAAACATGAGGAAGGAGGATTTGACCGCTGTGTTGCTACGATCCCCCCTTCATGGGCTCTATTTCCTGAATGGGAACATACGGAACCATTGAAGCCATGAATTTGCACGACCGCGCCGAGTTCGAGAAGCAACTCAACATCTACCAACACGCGTTTATTGCCGCCCGTAACGTTGGCGCGGTCGAGGGTTGTGCGTGTGAAACCTGCGCCGAGGTGCGAATGAAGTTGCACAACGCGCGTTGCGATCTTGTCACGTGGGTTTCAACGTACACCGCGCAGCAAAGCATGGTCGCAGCGGCGCAAGCGTTAGAAAATTCCCGCAGGAATTCCGGGCCTATCGCCGACACGGGCGGTGGCAATTGAGTAATCGTGCGTTAGATGGAGCCGAACGCAAAGGACGCGAAGCGGCACTTGCCGGCAAGCTCGAAAGTGATTGTCCTTATGTCGATTTGCGCAAAAACCACGACAACCGGCTCACGTGGTCGCGTGCTTTCATTCGCGCATGGTTGCAAGGCTTCCGTAGCGTTAAGACATAAACCTGTAGCGTTCACCATAACGGCGCGCTATGCTCGCGCCCCATGCTCGCATTCGACCGCACCCTTGCAGACCGTGACGTCATCGCTTTTGACCGGGCGAGCGCTCGTAGTTTTGACGCTGACGGCCGCATGCATGTAACCGATTGCCGAGTGTCCAAGGCGAACGTGTGTCCCTATTACGGCCGCGAAATTCCCAATGCGCAGCGCCTCGGCCTTGACCCCAACAAGGTCTACATGATCTATCGCGATCCTGCGGAACTTGAGAAAGCCGCGCCCACATTTCGCAACGTGCAGTTGCTGATGAAGCATGACAAGGTCAATGCGCAAGACGCGAAACTCGACAAAACTGTGGGCACCGTAGGCAACGTTCGGTTTGACGGTACATACCTTGTTGCCGATCAACTGACAGTATGGACCAAGGAAGGCATAAACCTGATTGAGACCGAAACTGCTGCCGAGTTGTCATCGAGCTATCGTTACGTTGCAGACATGACGCCGGGCATAACGCCCGAAGGTGTTGCATTCGACGGTAGAATGCGCGACATTATGGCGAACCACGTCGCGTTAGTGCGCGCGGGCCGTGCAGGTCCAGACGTTTATGTTAACGATGAATCTATTTCTTTGGAGTCTCCCACAATGAAGCGTCCCTTGTTGCTCGCTCAACTGATTGCATCCGGTTTGGTTGTTGGCGGTACCGAGGAACAGCGCATTGCGCTCGATTCCAAGCTTGCCGACATGACGGCCAAAGACGGTGAAGCCGCAGAAATGGAAGACGACCCCGAGAATCCCGGTGCAAAGCGCAAGAAGATAAACCCCGGCAAAGGTGAACCTACCAAGCCCGGCGGCGCGCTGGCCAGTGACGAGCAAATCGAAGCCGCTATCGTAGCCAAGGGTTACGTTACGCTTGCCGATGCAAAGACTCTCGCTGAAGACGCAGCGAGCCGCGCAACTATCGACGCTGTCGCCAACGTCAATGCCCTGCACACTGCACGCGAAGCCGTAAAGCCTCTCGTAGGTGTCGTGGCGATGGACTCGGCCGAGGCCGTCTACCGCTTCGCATTGGATCACGAGAAAGTCGCGCTTGATGGCGTGCACCCCTCTGCATTCCCTGCTTTGATTGCCCAAGTCGTAGCGCGTAAGACTGCGGTGCCTGTCGCGCCGGCCGCGCCTGTGATGGCAGCCGATGCTGCTGCCGCAGTCAGTGCTGCGTTGCCCGGTCTTGGACGCATCGCCGTAGGCGACCCGAAGTAACCCCACACCTTACCCCTTTCCAACTGTTCACCAAGTAATCGCGAGGCTTCTATCATGGGCTTTCAACGAGTAGTTAATCAGCAACCAGCCCCCGCCGTCGCTGGTGATTTCGCAAGCAACAACCCGCGTACATCGCTGGTGCCTGCGGTCGAGGCTGGCCTTGTAGCCGGCGACGCCAATGTGCGTGTTGGCTATTTCGCGTGGGCTGCAAACGATGGCAAGGTGTACAGTTCGCTGGCTGCTGCCGCTGCCGTTGGTGGCGCAACCATCGGTTTCGTTGCACGTCAGCCGAACATTCCGTCGGCGCTGATTACTGCATTCCTCGGCGAGTCCATCATGACGTTGCAGCTCGGCTTACCCGTCACGTTGCAAACCTCGGGCGACTATTGGGTCGACCTTGCGGCCATTGATCCGGGCGATGCAATCTTCGCGTTGGCGACCACTGGTGCGCCTTCGCTGGTCGATGACTCCACAACCGAGCCTACCGGCTTCGCAGGCGTATCGCAGTCCAAGGTGAACGCCGTCACAGCCAACACCACGACTATTGCGGCTACGACTGGCATCATGACCATTGCGACCGTATCGTCGGGCGTTGTGGAAGCTGGCCAACGCGTCACAGGTACAGGCGTGCCATTTGGTACTTACATCCTGTATCAAATCAGCGGTACACCGGGCGGTGCCGGTGCCTATCAAACCAACTCTCAGAACCGTGCAGCCGTGGCGGCCTTCGCTGCAACGATGGTTCAAGGCGACTTGGCTATTATCTCCAAACAGGGCGCATAACAGCGCCCTCGGGTTTTCACGGTTTAATTAAATTTCCATAGGTTGAGGTAGTAATCACATGCGTATTCAGAACGCCAGCCGCCGAGGCACCGACCATGCACAGTTTGCGGCAGCCGTCCGAGCGGGTCATTCCGCAGAGCTGATTGCAAGCCTTAACAAGAAGTTTGGCATTGCCCACGCGAACGACACGCAGTTCTTGGGCATCCTGCCGCGTACCGTCGTGAACACCTACGACGGCAACGGCATCGAGAACGGCAAAGCTTTCGGCGATCCTGACAAGGTTGCAATGGACGCGCAGCCGGAGCTTGTGACCGTCAGCAACGCCGGCATTCCTGCGTTCCTGTCGAACTATCTCGACCCCGCGTTGATTGAGATTCTTGTGTCGCCAATGCGCGCCGCCGAGATTGCCGGCGAGATGAAAAAGGGTGATTGGGTTACTACCGTCACGACTTTCATCACCGTAGAATCTGACGGTCAAGTCAGTGCTTACGGTGACTACTCGAATGCCGGCAATGCCGACTTCAACTCGAATTTCCCACAGCGTCAATCGTTCCACTACCAAGTGTTCACCCAATGGGGCGAAAAGGAACTTGCGTATATGGGCCTCGCGGGCATTGACGCTGCAAGCCGCAAGAACGTTGCGTCGGCGCTGGTGTTGAACAAGTTTCAAAACAAGTCGTACTTTTTCGGCATCGCTGGCCTGCAAAACTATGGCTTATTGAATGACCCAAACTTGCTGCCATCCATCGTTCCCACGAATGCGTGGACGACCGCAACTGCCGAGCAGGCTTGTAACAACATCGTGGACCTGTACGTTCAACTCGTGCAGCAAGCGAATGGCTTGGTTGACAACTCCACCCGCATGACGCTGGCAATGTCGCCTACTCGTCAAGCTGCGCTGCATCGTATCAACTCGTTCGGTCTGACCGTATTGAAGATGATCGGCGAGACCTTGCCCAACCTGACCATCAAGGTTGCGCCGGAGTACAGCACCTCGTCAGGCGAATTGATGCAACTGATTGTTGACGAGATGGACGGCCAAGAAACTTGCACGGCTGCTTTCACTGAGAAGATGCGCGCACACGCAATCGTCGTGGGTTCGTCCAACTTCTCACAGAAAAAGTCGCAGGGTACTTGGGGCACGATCATTTTCCGCCCTGTCTTAATCTCTTCATCGCTCGGTTAAGCTGCGTCCCTACGATGTACGGCAATAACGCCCTCGGTGTGTACCCACATGCCGAGGGCGTTCCTATTT